GTGTGAACTCTTTCCTCACCCAACATTTAAAATGTGGGATATTAGAAATAGTATAAGACACTATCTAGCTCGACCGCCTCTTGCCATATACTTGGAAGTCTTACCTCCACCTTTCATTCTGTATTTTGAAGTCTTACCTCCACCTTTCATTCTGTATTTAGATGCTTTACCACCACCCATAAGTTTGGCCTTACCACCTTTTTTCATGTATTTAGATGTTTTACCTCCACCTTTTAAAACTTTAACAACAGCTGATCTAATCTTATCACTGGATTTTTTATCTCTATTTTTAGCTTTTAACCGTTCTTTAGTTGGTGTTTGTTTTGTTCCCAGTGGTAGTTTTTTTCTAGAAATTGCCGTTGCACCAGATTGTGTGCCTTGTTTCCCTTGTCGTTTTGTACGAGACAGACCTGTGGCACCTGGTTTATTAATTTTTCCAGGCTCTACATAAGCTGTATATGTTTTGCTTTTTCCTTTTCTTTTTAATTGTTTAGCTTTTGTAAATGGATTTACTTCTCTTGAAGTAATTGTCCCTTTACTCGTAGCTATGGACTTTTTAGTTTTTACTTTACTCATTTTACTTACTCCTTGTTATAGATTGGTTAACACATATACTTCGAAAGCTATGGCTGCCAATCCAATCAACCCAGCTCCGATTCCTATTATAATATTCTTTCTTCGTTTTTGCATCTGTATTTTTTGTTTTAATAATGTTGCCTGTCTCTTTCTTTCAAATGCAATTTCTTTTTGTAGTCTCTCCCATTGTCCCGGAGAACCATACAATGCAAACATCTCTCTCATTTGATCTCGTATTCTCTTTGCTTCTTCATTTCTAAAGTGTGCATCAATAGCATTCTGTTCTGCTCCAGTTAGTTTACCAAGAACTTTACCTAATCCACTTGACTTATTACTAGCTACAACTTGTAAACCAGCTTCGGCCTTGGCCCATTTCGATACAACACTTGACATATTAGCCAAATCTTTACCAGCTTTAATAGCTTTGGTTATAGTATCGGTTGCGCCTTTTAATGCGGCGAAAGCCATGAATGGATCTATCATCGTCGTCTACTTTCTTCTTTTAGTTTTAACTTTCTGTTTACGTCCACTAGCGCTAATCGGATAACGAATGGATGTAGGCTTTGGACCAGTATTAGTCTTGGCTCTTTTTCTTCTAACAGCCGCAGCTTTCTGTCCTGCTGTCATTCTATTAGCAACTGCCTTCGGACGACAGACTGGATACTTTCTTTTTGACGACTTAGCTGATTTACGTCCACACTTTTTACCAGTAGATATATCAACCCAATCTTCTTTAAACCAAGTCTTTAAACCTTTCTTAGCCATATTAATAATACTTAGTTACTTTTTTTCGTTTCACTACACCACAACCACGAGCTATACCACCCTTTTTCATTTTCATTTTCATTTTTCTTCTTAGTGGTGAACGAGCTGGTCTAGCTTTTGTTTTCTTAGAATCATTCATACCAGCTATCTTTTTATAATCAATAAAAGTTGTATCTTCTTTAACAGTTGGTTTTGGCTTAGTTGACATTTTAGGTCTTGTAGTTGTACGATAAGCCCTAGCAGTCTTACCACCACCAGCTAACTTAATCTTACCACCTCCAGCTTTCTTAGGCTTTGGTCCTCTAAAGTCTTTTCGTTTAGTTCCACGATCATCTTTTATTTTACCAGCACAGACTTTTGATGCATATGCATTTGCATAAGCTGAAGGATAGACTGCGAACTTACGTTTGGCAGCAGCTTTACCTCTAGGACATAGTTTTGTCATATTTGTAACCCCATCTGTTTTCTGATAAGTCCCACACCCTTTTAGTAGCTTTTGGAATCTTAACTAATAATTTATTAAACTTTATTACGTTTTTTGTTACTTGCATTATCTACCCCTTTTCTTTCTACCAGCACAATGTGCTCGTTGTGAAAAACCTTTTGGGTTTTTACAGTTAATAGACTTCTTGTACTTCCGGGTCCACTTTTTCTTTTGTGGTCCTTTCGTTACTTGTTGTCTTATATTAGCACGACTTATTGCCATATTAAATACCTATAAGTATCTTTGCTATAACTGAAGTGGCTCCAGATTGCATAAAAATCGTAGCACATACAGCACCAATAACTAACCATTTAACTTGAAAGATAGATCGTTTAACACAGCCCATATCTGTTTTAAGTTCTGATACGTCCTCACGTAACTGAGCTTCTCTTTCAATATGACGAGTTAGCTCAAGTTTAAGATCAGTTAACTCTTTATCAGCCATCTTAAAATATCCAACACCATAATAGTAAACCTACTATTGCGGCTATGTACCATTCTTTTTTACATTCAGAACACTTGATCTTTTCTTTAATCTTCATCCAAATCATATTCATATCTAACATTTCCATCTCCTCCTTGCTTGACAGATTCTTTTATTAGGTGTCTTTCGACAGTTAATATTATGCATCTTGGCTTGACCCGCAGATCGTGCACAAAATGACTTTCTTCTTTTAGCTCGTTTGCCAGTTGGTTTTGATTCTGTAACAGCAGTCTTTAATTTAGACCCAGGATTTGCACGACGATAAGCCGCTACACCTTTGGCCGTCATACCCGCACCTTTTTTAGTTGGCCTAAAGTTACCAGATTTAACACTGGACTTTATGCCCATACCTTTTTTCTTTTTACGAGTAGCCATACGTCTAACCAGTAAAGACTGTGCCAGCCGCACTTGTAGGTACAGTTATATGTAAATTTGTTTCGTAACGAATACCAGCATCTTCAATATACTGATCCGTTGCTCCACCACTATTAAGTTGTACTTTTAAGACAGTATCACCAGAAGCGCCACCATCTCTCAAGATAACTTCTTTAATAGATGTAGAATTATTTACAAAACTATAGCCTCTTATACGACCAGAACTTGAATCAATCGTACCAGTAGCTGAAACAAAACTTGCTTTAATATTTGTTGCCATAATTAATTCCTTATAAAAAATAAAAGGGGCCAGTTAAGACCCCTTTCATTGATTTGCCTATGATCCAGCAGAACCGTAATATGATCTCCAGTCACTAAAACCAAAGCTATATCTTTCTCTAGCTTTGAATCTCAAGTTACCAGTATCAAAATCAGGCTCCATCTTAGTAGCTAAAGGTGCTCTTACGAACATTTTAGCTCCATTTGGAACATCTGTTTTAATGAAGTATGCATTAGTATCTGTGAATCTGTGGTTCACGAAATACCCACTAGGTAGCATACTCATTGAACGGATAGCATTAACATCATTTAGATTAGTTGCACCGTTGGTAGCTGTACCAGGGTTAACACCAATCTGTGTTGACAATGTACTGTTAAGAATTTTCTCAGCAGTAAACTGTAGGTTTGGTGGAATATGCAATGATCTTGCACGTGCACCAATTAAGATGTCTCTGTCATCCTTCGTTTGTTGGATAGCAATCAAGGCAGTTTCTAGTGTAGCTTCAGATAAGTCTGATGCTGCTAGTAAGTTGTCTTGAGTCCCACTCATTACTGGGTGAGAGTTTGAGAAGAACGGTTGTCCATCTCCACCAGGAAACGATGTGCTGAAACCATTGTTAAACACATTAGCAGCTTTAACCTGCTTAGTAGTTGACATTGCTCTTGCAAGACCTCTTGCACGTACTTTAGCAAAAGTATCATACAAGTTATCTTCCATTGCTTCCTCAGTAACTGCGAAAGCTAAAGCAACTGTTTCATGTGAATAACGGCTTGTGAATGACTCTGTTGCAGAATCATACTGTACAGCTGCACCTTCTGATTTAGTTGGTGCTTCACCGAAGCCAGTGAATAGAACCTCTTCTTCAAATGCTCTATCCGAGTTTTCTGTATCAAATAAAGGAACGTGTTCGTCCTCTATAGATCCGTACTCCAATCCAAAGACTGCATTTAATCCAGGAAGGAGCTGTTTTGCGATATTACCTCTATTTATAGCCATAATATTCCCTCCTATAAGTCAGTTATAGAAACGACTGACCCTTTACCGTAGTCATCTCTATGTAGATTAAGTTTAACTTCAAACTTTGGAAATTGATCGGTTGCGCTTTCACCAGGTAATGTAGACCTTCTAAGCACTCTTATTGCCTTTGCAGCCTCATCTCCCGCTCCGCCTTTAATACCGAAGCCAGAAATACCTGTGATAGTTGAACCAGAACCTAAAGTCACATCAAAGTTCAGACCGATTTGAGTGTCAGCGACAGTCGCATCTGCTTGTACTATATATGTAGCATTAGGATCATCAAGAACTAAAGCTTTTGGTTTACCAGTTGATGATGAAGTGTTTGCTGGAAAATAATTACTAAACGTAGGTTGTTTAGTAGTTGGATCTACCCAGTTAACACCCATAAAAACTCCAGCTTGTAGATTGCCAGTAGCCGATACTTTTTGAATAGCACCGTCGACGATTTTTACTACATCGCCTTGGAAGATGTCTACGTTATTGCTGTTTGCAATATCATATTCATTCATACCACTCGTATTATATCCACCACCACGCATTCTAGAAGGTTGAAGTCCATTCAGATTTTTAGATGTTGCCATCTTAACCTCCTTCAAAAGTTAGTGTTGTTGTTATAATTAAACCAACAAACTCTATTTATTAAAGTGTGTCGGTCTTCCTGTGGTAACTTTTGATTTACTGTTGTTAGAGATTGGCATACGAGGATCGTTCTTGCTCATAAGCTGTCTGTTAATAGCATCGGTTTGAGACTGTGTGAATTCATCCACATGTTGTCTGTACCCCTCATTGTTTTCTATAGTGTTTGCCGCTAAAGCTACATCACCACGAATAACAAGGTTACCGAGACTACTGGCAGCTTGGCTTTGAAAACCAGCACTAAGTTCAGGAACATCTTCAGGTCGAACAAAGTCCCACCCTTCGAATTGCTTTTCCTGTACGTTCTGATCATCATACTGACCCTTTAGAGAAACTCTGATCCATCTAAGGACAAGTCCTTTTTCTTTGAATCTGTTGGCTACCTCTTCAGGAATCTTTAACCAATTCTTCTTTTCATATACACCTCTTTGTTTACGAGATGTTTGTTGTGTCGAACGAGTCACTTTTACGTCATTTGTTTTTGTAGTCATAAATCAATATTACCTTTCATATCCACGTTATACATTTACAGTAGTGTAGTCATCTCCAGCCTTCTCGACCTTCGCTTTTTCTTTAGCATACACATCAAGTGGTACTCCCATCTTTTTGGCAAGACGAACATCTTCTTGAGATAATCGTATCTTACCTTTAGATGATGCTGAAGTACGTGACTTTCCAGCAACCACTTGAGCAGGTTTGTTTGTTGGTTCTTCCTGCTGACCAAACTTGTGAGGCATTTCTTTCTTTAGCCTTTTACTTATCTCAGTATAAAACTCTTCACTCTCTGGATCAAAGCCCTCTTGTAATAAATCTTCATTAACAATATGTGCAGCTTGAGTAAGTATTCTATCTTTATTGTACCAGTCACTATTATCAGATATCCACTCTCTAGCTAGTTTATGTAGCTTCGGTGGTTGTTGAGTTTGCTGTGATGGTTTAGCTTCTTCTTCCTTCTTAGGCTCAACTGTTTCAGTTTTCTTTGCTTGATCATCCATATAGAATCTCTTAGCATCAACCATTCTAAGTTCGGTTGTTGCATCGGCAATAGCTTTCTGGGCATCAAGAAGTTTATCCTTATCACCTGAGTCATAAGCATTCTTGTATCCTTCTTCTGCAAGTTTAAGTTTTTCTTTAAGTTGATTTTCATAACTAACTAAACTGGCAGCTTCTGTTTCTTGAACCTTTTTATTAGTATTCTGTAGTTTAGACTGAAGTTCTTCAATCTGTTTTTGTTGCGCTTCGAGTTGTTCTTCTCTCTCTTTACGTTGTTTAATAAGTTGTCTGATACGTTTTTCAGCGCCTGCCGTGTTGATACCATCTAGCTCCTCTGGATCTTTTGGTTCTTCAACTTGTGGCTTTTCTGTTTTAGCTTCGACCTTCGGTTGTTTTTCTTCTTCGTCAACAACCTCGTATTCTGGTTCTTTAGTTTCTTGTTGGGGTTTTGATATATCAATCTCTTGATATCCGTCGTCTTGAGTTTTTGTTTCTTCGTTCATTTCTTCTCCGTAGTTACGAGTTACGATTACGTCAATAAGCTAAGTATATAGTATTACTTACTAACATCCAAATAGGTAGGATCTAAATCTCCTGGATTAGGAATAACCATTAGTATCTGATCATCAAATAATAAAATCATTTTTATTCCTTGGTAAGAAAATTTATCACCTTGATATTTACCATACACAACATAATCGCCTGGTTTACACCACGAGCCACCTTTAAATCTATCACGATCGGCATAGGCTAGTTCACCTACTTTTAAGACACGACCGACTGTAGTTAAATACTTTGCATCATCTTTGAATTTATCTGGAAGTAAAATACCACCCTTGGTCTTCTCTCTTATAGCCACTGGTCTAATCAATACATGATAACCTGGTATGTGAGGTAGAACCTCTGGGTCTTTTACTTCTTTATTACTAATCCATTCGTCGTTGCCTGCTGCGGCAGTAGCTACTCCAGCTGCTTTCATATTACTCTTCTCCTTGGTTGTGTAAGTTTTTCTCAGCTAATTTAAGTTCTTCAAGAGCAATAGTCAACCCTTCAATTATACCGACCTGATATTTATAGTCTGAGTAATTTTCAGAAGAACCTGTTGCTATTGTTTCACTTAAATTATTTTTAGTTGTCGTCAACTTCTCTCTAAGATAATCGGCTATGGGATCCATCTTGGGTGCCTTTCAAATAATTCTTTTTCTGATTCATACATTGCTTTTAAATATTCTTCTTTTATCATAGCCTCTTGAACTGATATAGGACCAGCTGCATCTCGTCCACCTATCACAAGTTTACTGTGAGTTCGTATAGCTGGCTCATCAAACTCTTCACCAAGGTTATCCATAATCATTATCAAATCATCACACAATGTTTCCATGTAGCCAAAACCAATATTGTGATAATGATCTAAAGTATAGTGATCATAATAATCTTTTACTACATTCTTATTCTCTACTATTTTAGTCAGGAATGTTTCATAGTCTTCGGCTTGGCATTCTCGTTCCAGTCTTATGTCTTCTTGCCAATTCCATTTGTTACCATACTTGTTAGCTTTCTTTCTGGCTCTGTGGTGAAACAAACTATGCACAAACGTCATAGGATGCCGTAGGAAAGCAAAAGGCTGCTTATGGGTGAATGGTGTATTATGTGAGTCATATATCGCATCACCGATAGCTTTAGCGCCTTCTACATAGCTAAATAACATTTGTTTTACCCAACGGCCACCAGTCTTCGGTACGTGTATAAATACACTATGATTAAGTTCTACTGCCATGTACAAATAAAAAGTCACCATCCGTTATGTCTGGCATTGTTATAGCTACTTTGACACCGTGTTCAGTATCTTTCACTGGTTGAAGTCCTTTACCTCTGTGATTATAAAAACATGTATAGCCATGTCTAAAACAAAATTCAAAGGTTGTTTCTACTGGATACTTATTAAACTTATCATAAACCTCAACCATTAAGTTTGGTTTATCTCTTTCTATAACTTTCTCTCCACCTTCTAATACATCAAGTTCTGTTCCTTCTGTATCTATTTTTATGAAACCACACTTATAGCCATGTATGAGAGTCTTTGCATACATTGAATCAATGGTTCTTGTTTCCACAGTTATAGGTATACCACTAACAAGATTTTGAAATGACGAGTTTGATAATCTTTTGTCATCTACATAAAACTTTTGGTTACCCTCCATATTACTCATAGCCACATTATGTGTGGTGACATTACTGTGCTCATCTTCTATCTTTTTTAGTTGATCGTAGACTGGAGGTACAGCTTCAAATGCAAATACAATATCAGCATGTTTCGCAAACCATCGTGTGTATTGACCAACACCTGCACCAATATCTAATACATAACTATCTTTAGGAATGTAATCTTTGGTTTTACCTATTAAAAATTCTTTAGTGTGTAAATCATAGTAGTATGGATTAAACACTCTTCGTTGTAACACCTCGTCAGAAAGTTTATCAGTTAAGTTCATTTGGTTTCATTATCACTTGTAGTGCTATACGTTCACCATCTTCAACATGAGTTCCTCTATGCCAACCATGGTTCGGTTCAAATAATATAAAATTAGTTTCATCAGTTGTAAAGTGTTTTAATTTAGAATATACAGTTTCACTTGTATGTGCACCGTCAAGTAACTGTCTAGAAAAGTATGAATTCTTACGTGCCCATATTGGTAGTGAAGCATTTGACTTTCGTTGACTTGAGTTTGATAATGTATTTACTAATTGATTACTCTTACAGAATAACATTTCAACCTCATCGAAATACCATCTATGACTTTCTGGAACATAGGCAAAAGGTCCATTGTTATTTTTAACTTCGTTTAAATATATAATAGTTTTTATATAACTGTATTTGGGATCTATATGTAATGTATACAGTTTATTCTTTGGTTTCTTACGTTGGTCTGTTTGAAAGTATTCGTTGAATGTATCGTTAGCATCACTGATGTGTAAGTTAATATCTGTAATCTCATACGTATTCTTAGTGATATTAAGTTTAGAATATATTGTATTTATTTTTTTATGTATCTCATGATTATGAGGTAGGTTTATTATCTTATCTTGAACTCGTGTGTTTCTAATTGGATCTCTTTGTTTTAGATCATCAATATCTTTTTCTAAACATTTAACAAGTGGATCTATATCTATCGTGGTTGCATAATATCCTAAGTCATCAAATGTTTTAGGGCCACTATACTTTATATTTTTATATTTATCTTTAAGTGCGAAACCTTTTATTGCAGCTTCTAATTGTTTTTGAACTTGCGCATCTGATTTTAATTCTTTGTGAAGTTCAATAATTGCATTACTAAATAATTTAATATTATTATCTAATAAACTATCTTTAAGTTTATCATAAATAATAGGGTATTCGTTTGTATTGGGTTCATATTCACTGTCACCAAAACAAACGGTGGGATCAGGAATGACCACACCGTGTTGAGATATATTATGCAATATCTACGTCTTTCGTTAGATCAACAAAAGCTAATTTTTCTGTTGCTCTTTTATTTGTAGCTTCATCAGGTGCCGTATGGTGAAGTTTATTATAATAGTCCATAAGCGCATCAACACTATCATTCTCAATTATATCTTTTAAATATTTATCTGATCCTTTCTTTTGGAACATGTCGGCTTCAAAAAGTATCTGTTGTTTTAGTGGATCGAGCTTTGTAGCATCACCGTGTTTAGCCGCATCTTCTGCCCAACTTGGTAGATTATCTTCGCCTACAGTGTTTTTAAGTCTGTTAACGGCCGTCTTTAGTGCACCTTTGGTAAACTGGTATAGACCTGCTGCACTTGATGTTGGGTTCTTAGCCATTGGATTGTTGTCGCTTTCTACATCTTTAATATAGTTTCCAGCATTAACAATTTTTTTTATTGCACTTGTTTTACCACCTTCAATATTATCAAGGTCAAATCTTTCTAAGTTTGTATCTCTAACTTGTTTTAATAAATTAATATCTTCTGTAGACATTTCTTTCTCCATTGGTTGTTGTTGTATGTTCTGTGCTCTTTTAGCTTGTTCTAAAAAGTTTAAAGCCCTACGTTCTTCTTCCTTCTCCTCTTCTTCCATCGGTGGTTGTATTGGCTTAACTACTGGTGGAATTGATGGGTCTGGTCGTCCGACTGATGCAGCTTGATCAACGGCCATCTTTAACATATCGGTAGCTTGTACTGGTCCTCCTGCTGCTAAATTCTGTTGATCGTTAGTTGCTACGACAACTTTATCTTTATCCATCATCTTTAACAAGTCCATAACAACTTTTGCTGTTACATTCTCTGTTTCAGATTTTTTCTTTTCATCAAGCTTTGCTGCTTCTACCATTGCATCTATCTTGATCTCTTTTTCTTTAAGCTGTAAATCTTTTAATTCCAGTTCTTTTTTATTTTCGATTGCTTGTTTTTGAATGTTTAGGTTTTGTTGCTCTATACTATCCAGTCCACCTTGCGCTGCTAACTGGTTAGCTTTCAATATCTGTTGTGCACTTTCTGCCATGATTGCAGTGAGACTAGCGCCTTGGTCTACTTGACCCTCTTGCGCTTTCATTAGTCCACCCATTTGCTCTTGGAATCTTAGAACCATATGTTCACGAATGTTTGCTAGTAATACTGGTTCTACTTGTTTCATAATAGGGTTGGCACCATTGAGCGGGTCTTGAACGTAAGCGGTCTTCACGGCGATGTGAGCATTGTGATCTTGTCCTGGAAATGCTTTGATCGGCTGTCCACGTGTAGCCGACATGATATCGGCAAGAGGATCTTGTTGGATCGCCTGTTGAGGCGCATTCATGAATCGCTCTGGATTATCGACATTAGCTGCGGCAAGAACCGCTTTGTTTACCTCTGGCATATTGAAAGTTCCCGGAGGTGACTGCGAAGCCAACTGTAACATCAGTTGTGCTTGCGCTAATCTATGTGAGTTCGATGGGATGTTTGGATCACTAACAGGAAGTACGTCGATACGGCCATCGAAATCTTGCTTGAATACTTCGGCAGACTGTCCTATAATATCATAAGGATAAGCAGTCGGTAAAAATTCATTGTTTATTCTAGCTAATATTTTAAACTCGTCTCTTTGAGACTTGTGGAGTCGTTTGTGAATTGCTGAAAAGAACTTACCTGATGCTTCTAATAATGCTAATGTCGTGCCAACCGGACCATAGTTCGTTGCATCGGACACTACTTGATCTGTCGTGTCAGCAAATTTCTGGCCAGCAGTGGCTACAAAGCCTAACATTTGATAAAGAGTCTGAGACGGTTCTTTATACGGAAGAGGAACTATGGACTTGCCCAAATCTAAACCCGTTGACTCAACGTCACGAAACTCCCCCGGCATTATCGGAGAATTATCTCCAACAACTCTAACACCTCTAGCTTTAAAACCACCCGGTAAATTAGAGAACTGACCTGCATCAATCAATGCTCTCATTGCAGCTGTAGCTGACATGGTTAGATTACCAAGGAAATGAATTAATCCTAATCCGTAGAATCCAAAACCTGGTACAAACTTATAACTAACAAAGTGTTCTCTTTTTACAAATCGTGGATCACCATCATTCCAGTTACGACGAATACTAAGAACCTTCTTAGAACTTTTATCTATTGTAACAATGTATGGATAGGCTACACCAGTTGGACTGTTGAATGGTTCTGGTAAATCTAAATATAAATGTTGTTCAATTAATACATAGCTTGGATCATATGGGTTCTCATCATATGCCGATAGTCCCATGATCTGTTCTGCTTTAGATGTAATGTTACCTCTATCTGTTTGCTCTGGATCTCCAAGATCAGTTTCTCGATACATACCTGCATCCATATCTTTTCGTAAATCATTTTCAGAACGATAGATAATATGTGAGTAACGATCGGCACGACGAAGATCGGATACTAAATTAGATACGTGAAACTGATCGATAGGTATGAACTCTGATATAGGTCGTCCTAATGTTTCATCGTAATAAACTTTTTTAACTGCCGTACCAATTAATGGTAGATGAAATAACATCTTCTCAAACTCATCGAAATATTCTGGCATCTCTTCGGTGAGTTGATAGTTCATGAAATCTTTTACACGTTGCGCTTGTTTTTCTTTCTCTGGTGTAGGTGAACCTACCACTTGAGTTTTAACTGGACCTTTGCTTGGAAATAATTCTTGTGATGCTTTTGATTGGAACTTAACTGCATTCTCAATAATCAATGGATGTGTTGCTGTACATGCACCATCAAACGGTTCTGTTGTTTCTTCTAGTTTAAGACCAAGTAAATCAAAGCCTCGTTCAAATGTCTGTTCCCACTCTTCTCGTGAATCTTTATCAGCCGTATAGTTATCCATAACTGTTTGAGCTATGTCTTCTAAATCTTCTTCTTCCATTAAATCTGCAAGGTTCATATAGAAGTCTTCACTGATGGAGGCTAATACCTTACCACTATCTTCGTTTAAATCTATTTCAACTTCACCAGTTGTTGGGTCTACATTAACTGCTAAGTCTTCTTCTTGTTCTTCATCAATGTTTACATCAATACCGAGTGCTTGAGACTGAGCATTAACCTTCTCTTTTGCTACTTCAATTGGTGTTGATATATCGTCTGGGTTTTTCTCTATTGCCATAATTAATTAGATACCTTCCAATAGGTTGCCTTATTTTTTTTATAAGTATTATCACTATCACTATAATACGGATCATGGGGATGTTGCAAGTGCCAAGAATCTTTCATATAGTGTACTGCCATGACCATAGCATCTACTTGGTCATCATGAGCCGCATTTGGGAAACTAATTGCTTCATCAAATAATGTCTGCGCCCATATTTTATTTGGTAGCCAAACTCTTCCCGCTTCTAGTAATGGTGAAGCTGCATAGGCTCTAGCTACCTTATCACGATCTGGGGTGTATTCCAAAACTGGTAGACCCGCTCTTCGTAAATCTTGTATTAAACTTTGACCACTGGCTTTCTTCTCGATGATAACCATATCTGGTTGGTGGTCCTCATAGGCATCTTGTGCATTCTGTCGTAACTCTGGATATTCAAATCGACCACGAATGTTACCTAGTAATATTAAATTACCAATATCTCTTTCAACTCCTTCACTATCTTTTTCTACAGTAACAAAGATACCCCATGTTTGTATAACACTAAAGTCTGCCGTTGTTCGTGTAGAGAATGCCGTATCTAAAGTTTGTATTACAAAATCACAATGTGGTGGATCAACCTCATCCCATATTCTAAACCATGACTTTTTAAGAATACCACCTTCATCTGGCACTGGATTCTGCATGTACAATGATTCCCAGTATCGTGAACCATTATGTCTACGTATTTCTAATTCATCATTCTTTAATATTTCTTTTGGTTTCCATTCTGGAAAATAAGAATCACCTACTGGTAAGTTGAGTATCTTACTGCTTGTTTCATCTACCCATGCTGGTATACGAATAACTTCCCAGTTTAATGATTTGTCTTCATCATCGCCTTGGTTTGATAATAACCAACCACAGATATCATCTTCATGATAACGAGTGTTAATGATAACTATAGAGCCATTCGGCATAAGCCTTGTCCGTAAACCTGCTGGATACCATTCTTTAATATATCTTCTGCCTGCTTCACTGAATGCATCTTCCTCTGACATTACGTCATCAAGTAAAGCTACGTGCGCACCACGACCAGCTATCTGTGTTCGTACACCAGCTGCTACATATACACCGTTTTTGTTTGTCTGCCATTTACCAGCAGCCCTAACATCGGATCTTAGTTTTACATCTTCGAATATTGATTGATAGTCTGGGTCATTCACCACATCTCTTACACTTCTACCAAAGTCAGAAGCTAACTGATCACTGTGTGATACCGACAGTATCTCGTGATTAGGGTGGCGACCAAGATACCATGCAGGAAATAGTTTAGAACAGATAAGGGATTTAGAACTACGAGGTGGTAAGAATACCATTAGTCTTTTGACTTCACCTTGTTCCACTTGTTGTAGCTTTTTACTGATAACATCTATGTGTCTACCCATTTTAAAGTCAGCAACAAGTTTAGGGGCAAAGGCTTCTATGAAACCAGAGAAATTCTCACGTACATTTTGGAAAGCTAGGTAACGAAGCTTCTCAATATCCTCGTCGCTTATAGGTTCATTACTTTTTAGGTTCATCGTTTGACGATACGACTTTTAGACCTGCAATCTTTACAAGTCTTTCTACGTCTTTCTTTTTATCACCACTCTCAAAGCCAGTTGTCTTTACAGTCTGCTCCACTTTATCCACAAACATACCTAAATGTTTAGCAATATGTTCCATTGACTTGTTAGCATTTGTAAAATCACTGTCTTGCATAGCTTCATTGTAAACTTTAGCTAGTCTTTCTAGAACTTTTTCTTTTGTCCACGTAATTTTAGTTACAGCTTCGTCTTGATACTCTTTGATTCGCTCCATAACCTTTTCATTCTTCATAATTACTCTAGCTTTGGCTCTAGTTCGTGCATCATTCTTGTCTGGTTGGTAACCTGCGGCTAAATATGCCTTGACTTCGTCGCCGTGGCCTGCAAATTCCATGCAAAACTTCTCTTGCATAGCTGTGAGTCCACGAAATGTAGGAACTTTTACGTTATTGTCCTCTGGTTTTTCTAACATTCTCTTTTTATACTCCTCTGGGTTCTTTTTTTCTAGCCTTCTTAGTCTACGTCTCTCTAATTCTGCCTCTATTTCTTTTAATTCTTCGCCTCCTCTATATATTCTCGCCTCTCTTTTAACTTTATGCAAGTTAATCAGCTCTTCTTCTGTCATTTTTCCGTAGAGTATGTGTACTTTTTTCTTTGTCATAGTCTTAAAAGCTTTGAAGGGAGGATAATAACCCACAACTATCACTCCCTCCTTCTCAAATACCAGGATTCCAAAGCTGTAGGAGACAAATGTAGCTTAAAACCTAGAATACTAGGACGTTTCTAGGTGGATTCTACTGGTACAACCAATATAAACAAGTAATTGACATTATGCAAGTGTTTGTTTACAATGCGAAACATGAGACCAGAAGAGTTTTTATACCAACCCATGATACTCTTAGATCACCGTATGATGGAATATAACTTCTGTATGCAGAACATACAGCACAAAGGTGGACACTATCTAGAATTTGGAGTGTATGAAGGTAAATCTATAAATTATTTAGCTAACCTTAACAAGAAAATTACATTTCATGGGTTTGATAGTTTTAAAGGGTTACCTGAGAAATGGTTTATGGGTCACAAAGTTGTGGAGGAAGGACACTTCGCCATCGATGGTTTGCCAAAGGTTGTACCGAATGTTGTACTTCACGAAGGATTGTTTGATAAAACCATACCGATATGGAAGAAAGATCACAAAAGACATATATCGTTTATTAATATTGATTGCGATTTATATAAGTCTACTCAAACAGTATTAGAATTATTAAATGATCAGATTGTTAGTGGTACACTTTTACGATTTGATGATTTACTAACATCTCCAATATCTCCGTATCCTAATTGGGAACAAGGAGAATGGAAAGCGCTGGTCGAATGGTGTCAGAAATATAATAGAAAAGTAAGACCCCTAGCTCGTTCTTGGAAACAAGGATGCACTATGACAGTGGAGGTATAATGGTTGAGCGAATTATGGACCCAAACAATATTAGGGCTGATCATTTAGAACGATACAACTTTGCTTGTAAGAAACTTGAAAAGCTAACAGAACCTGATCATGTTCTTGATATTGGTTGTGGTATTGGTTACGGTTCTGTAATCATGCATAACATAATGTCAAGTTGGGTGGACTCTATTGATAAGTCTGAAGAAGCATATCAAGTATTTCTTACAAACTTTTCACGTAAAGCTCCTAGAGTTAATTATATTCTGCAAGATTTTACAAAGTTGAAAAAAGGATCACTACGAAACAACTATGATGCAGTTGTGTCTTTTGAATTTATTGAACACATACCACCAGAACTAGCGCAAGATGTATTCGACCTTGCCGCAGAGAAGTCAAACATATTCATCGCATCGTCGCCGAATGAATGTGTACGTCCCCATAAACAACCACCAGTGAATGAGTTTCACTACAAGCATTACACCCCAGTTGAGTTTGAGGCTATGGGTAAGAAAGCTGGATTCACAAACGTGGAGTTCCACTGCCAGACCAATGGTAGTCACTACATGGTTAGACCCGGCCTAGAGCAAGGGAAGTTTATGATCGGAGTTTTTACAAAGTAGTATGGGTACCCTAGATTTTAAACAAAGGGGCCATATTTGAAAAACTGCTCATTTTGTCTATGGTAGACACAATATATAGAAGCAGCAGCAAGGGTAATTTTTTAGCCCCCAGTCTAGATAGAGACTAGCCCACCCCACTATTTAAAATGAGGTGGATAGTCCCTAGCAATTACTTAACTGCCTTTTGAGTCTCTTTAACTAGTGGGGAATATTTCCCAGTATTCAAATCAACTCGACATTTTACTCCATCAATTTCCTCAATAACTATATTGGATTTTGGTGAGTTCTGAGTTGGAGTTTTTAGGGGATTTGATTTTATCCACTCTTGTAAACCACTCGTAATTTGCTTAAAACTAGCATCGTCCATAGTTCTGATATGAAATAACAACCATCCCATATTTTCAAGACTAGCAACATAAGATCTTTTCATGAAGCCTTTATACCATAGCCTAGCCATAGGACGTTTAACATTTTCAGTTACTATTGAAAAATTACCGTCAGAAATATCTTTATCTCTATCAGTAAATAATTCATATTTTTTTGGGTTTTTTGAAACTTTCATAATTATCTCCTTTAGTTATTTGAAAGTTAATTCTAATTTAGAACCATTCTAAACTAGAAAGCTAAAATTTCTTTTAGCATGATACCAATATATCATAGCTATCTGAATAAAGTCTGAATGAGTTGTTCATCTTATATTCATCTTAATATTTGGCTAGTAGTTTAGAATGATTATAAGTATCAAACTAACTAAGACTAAGACTAAACTAAATCTAGTATCTGTATTTAAATCTAGTTTAGAGTATCATACGAAGAAGATTCGCTAGTCTAGTTTAGAACTGTTCTAAATACATACTAAATACTTAGACTAATCCAGGAATATATACTTAGATTAAGACCTAGAATAGTAATAACTAGAACTAGTTAGCTATAGCTTTAGTGCATTTTGTTGTTGCAATTGGTCGAAAGTTCGGCTACCATCGGAAAATCGAGGCTTTTTGCCGATTTGTTTCGGTATTTAGTCTAGATATAATAATAACTTATACACTATTCTAGAGCATCTAGATTTCCTTCCCAATTCAGCTCTAGGATAGTGTACTAACAAAGGAGATAATATGTCTATATTAACTAAAGAAATACACGATGAAGCTATGGCAGAAGCTAAAAGAGTTTCACTAGAAAAGTACAATGAGTATGGAGACAGACTACCTTGTGGCTTTGCTTGGGTTTCAGTTTATGTCAACGGAAACACTAAACTAGGTAAAAGTTTTAAGGCTTTAGGTTTTAAGAAAGACTTTAGTAAGGCTTACGAACTATGGGATCCAAGTGGTCTTCCAGTACAGAGTGTTGACATTAAGGAAGCTGGTGCTAGAGCCTATGTCAAAGTATTACATAAATACTTACCACATGTCGAAATTTTTGCTAACTCAAGACTAGATTAAGGAGATACTGATGGCGTTAACAACAACAACTAAATCACAAAACAAAAAGATATCAGACTTAAAGAAAAAGATTTGGACTTCTGCTACATATCGTAGTGGAAGTTCTAATGTCTTTGGGACTTGTCCCTCAAGTTGTAAACTCAATCCATACCCTAATGAGTCTACAACAGAGTTTGATTGGGACTATGCAAACACACTAGTCAACTATGGTTGTCCAAAGAATGGTAGTGCTTTTACCTATACACACTTTGAAGACAAGTATGTTGAAGAGTTTGCTAAGACCTGGACTAAGGGTAAAACAGTTATCAATGTGTCTAGAGATACTCTTGACGATGCTATTGAGTCGTATCGTAAAGGGATACCTACAACAGTGACTACATCGATAGGCTTCATTGATAAAGTCGGCAGTTACAAAGGTGTAACCTTGTCTAGATGTCCAGCTGAATATCAAGACGAGAGAAACTGTGCTAACTGCAAGCTATGTGCTAACCCAAACAGAACATCGATTGTGGTGTTTACTGCACATGGTTCAACTAAGAACAAGGTTGGTAAGACTGAGCAAGGTGGGTGTTATGGTACTAATGGCCCAGTAGCTTGGGCATGGAAAAAGACCATGAGTAAAGCTAACCTTGATGAAAAACAACAACTAATAAACTGGATCGAAAACGATGTACCTACTGATGGCTTTGTAAGACATCATGTCGTTGGAGATTTGGGAAAGGAGATAACTAATGGAACTATTAAATGAAACTTTTAACGAGGTCTATGTAGACTGTGATAACGATAACGATAGCTACTATATTAGAGAATATATCCAACTTGATATGTTTAAGGACTACACAATGGCAGTCGTTTTACCTAGAGATGAAGACGATGAATTTTGGTTTAGTGATTATTGTGCTACTGTTTTCATAGGTACTAATCGTTACAAGGTAGAAGATATGTTTACGAATGTTCTACAAAATCATCCAACCAATGTTGGTAGGTTTCTATTAATCGAACAACCTTTACATAAACTATATAACAAGGAGTGGTAATGCAACAAGTAGCAGTATATAGAAATTTACATAAAAACTGTTTGTCTATTCAATCTAGAGAACGAGAGGACTATGGGAAGATTATTGGTTATTGTAAGTCAATATTTCTTAAACGTCCTAAGTTTGTTGTCAGAGAAAAGGGTAGACTAAAAGTTATTAAGGAGAGTAGAAAGAATGTCCATGCTTTTATAGTGGGTGAATGTCCTAACTTAAATATATGGAGTTGGCAAGATATGGATATAACAATGGGTGGTAACCCTACGACTAAAGTATTCTACAACCCTTACAAATATTCAACCTTTGTGGATAAGGATGGCAACCCAGTCCATAAAGCAAGAGCCGTTGTGGTTAATACTAACTATATACAAGCCGATATTACAAAGGAGAACTAATGGAACTAGAATCATTTAAGATAGCTCATCTATCTAACATATTAAAAATATTCTGCACTAATGAAAGTCTACCTTACATGAGTGCCGATGACTTGTTACACGACCCAACAATAGCTAAGACACCACTACAAACTAAGTGGTTGCAGTTTTATTGTGAGTGGTGGAACGAGTGTACTACTAACCCACAAACACATTTACATCAGAAAGGACAGACATCATGGGTTTTAAACGAGAAGAACTAAGACAAATTAGAGTCGAGCTTGAGAAAGCTATAGACAAACATCAACAAGTAAAGGATATAGACAAATATAATTTTACTGTTGGCAACTGTAGTTACAACGACTCTAAAGCTACATTCAAACTTGAAGTAACTATCAAAGGTGCTAAAAGTGAAGAAAGAGTAGCACTTGAAAAGAGTGCAGACTACTTTGGACTCGACCTTGATAAGGAACATCCAGAGTGGGTGCTTCTAGGATACAATCGTAAAGCTAGAGGATATCCAATACTAATGGAAAAGAAAAGCAATGGTAAAACTTACAAGTTTGACCTTGAGAATGCTAAGAAATTGTTTGGAAAGGAGGTAGCATAATGGACATTAAATTTGACGATCATATACCAATACCATCTAAGGAATCGTGTTATAAATACAGCTTTCTAGACAAGATGAAAATTGGTCAATCTTTTGTAGTTCCTTATACAGTAACTGCAAGACCAACCTATAATCAACAGTTCAAATCTCGTAAGATGAAGATGACTGCTAGAAAAATAGATAACAATCTTAGAATATGGAGGATAGCATAATGGAACTACAAACATTAGGCGATAAGGTATCAGATATATTTGATGCCATCGGTCGAATAGAAATGAAGTTACAAGACATTGATGACAGAGTAAATGAACTGTACTCTAAGGTCAACGATGGTCAGACAGAGATCAGAGATGAGATTCATGATGTCTATGTAACTTGTGATGGTATAGATTCCGAAGTGAAAAACATTGAGGGGTACTGTTCATCTATCAACTCGAACATCGACCAACTGAAAGACTGATTGACTTTCGCTAGATTAATTATATTATAGTTAGTCTAGTGGGGTAGTGATTTTTTAATTTCCTTTGTTACACTATCCCACTAGCCTAACTATAACTCGGTGATAGTTAGGTGGTATAACCCACACCGAAAAGGAGACGACAATATGTCACAAGCACAAAAAGATATGTTCAGAGAACAAGAACTGAACGAGATAGGCAAAGCCATTCCTAAGACTGATGGTGAATGTCTAAGTGAGATCATGCATAATGTTCTTAAAGACAGAAGACTATCCCTCGTTACTGAGGAAGAAGTTGAAGAGATGGTTAGAGAATATCTAGACTATCAAGCCATGAAACATGGACATTGGGGGACGTAGATGAGACTACTACAAGCATTTGCATTATATATCTTTGTAGTCTTAGTCATCTTTTACTTTCTACTATGGTTAAACAATTTATTATAAGGAGACACTATGCCAATTAGAAAATGGGATAAACTAAATGTTGTAACCCACAACGATATGCATATCATATCAATAGGTTCTAGTTACTTGGGTAAACTAAAAGAACCATACGAGAACTTAGTTCGTATGTTGGGTACACCAAGAAATGATAATTCTAAGTGGGTTAGTTGGAGTTTACAATTCGACTCTGACCCTACATCCGTTGTGACTATTACATCACTAGACAAGAACAAGTCCGATGTATTTGATATGACCAACTGGTCTGTCAGTGGTCACGATATACTTTACTACGACAAGCTAAATGTTAAACTTCATCAGTTTAGAAAGGAGGCAGTATGACAAAAGCTACAAACTTTACACTTGAACAACTAAACCAAAAGCAAGAGGAGATACACAATCTCCAAATGCGATTGAAGAAATGTGTCAAAGAAAGAGATGCTCTCAAAGATAAAGCACCACTTAGAATGTATCGTTACGTTGTAACTGAGACAGTGATAAGTGAACGATGGTTCGAGGCTCACTCTGATGCAGATGCTCAACAAGAGTTAGAGCGAATTAGAAATGATTGTGAGTTAAACTTAGAGGTGCATGATTCTGAGGTAGTAGATGAAACATTATACTACTGTCCAGAAAGTGGTGAGGGTCACGAGGAGGTGAAAATATGAAACATAAACTACTAGATTTATTTTCTGGCATCGGTGGGTTCTCTCTTGGTGCAGAGGCTAACGGCATACCAACTGTAGCCTTTGTAGAGAAAGACCCATTCTGTCAGAAAGTATTACGAAAACATTGGAGTAACACACCAATCATATCTGATATTAGAACAGTGAAAGGAGAAGATTATGAAACAGATGGAGTTACAATTGTCAGTGGAGGATTCCCATGCCAACCATTCAGTCAAGCTGGAAAAAGAAAAGGCAAAGATGACGACAGATATCTCTGGGATGAAACTCTTAGAGTCGTTGCCGAAACAAAACCAGAATGGTTTATTGGAGAAAATGTTGACGGACTTGTTAGCATCCAAGACGGCATGGTACTCAGACAAGTGCAAGATGACTTGGAGAAAGAGGGTTTCCAAGTCCAATGTCTTGTTATTCCAGCTTCAGGCATCGGTGCTTGGCACCAAAGAAAAAGAGTCTGGATCATTGGACACAATGTATCCAACTCCATCGGCGAGTTGTCAGATGGACGTAGTAGCACCACCAAACACAGTAAAGCAAAACAAAAGTGGGTGGTCAGTGACGAGGCTAAAAACTGGAACAAAGTTCGGAGCGAAACTGAACGATGTGGTAAACAAACTACAACACGAGGGGATGTATCCAACTCCAATGGCGAGGGACTACAAGGACATGGGGTTCAAGCCAACATGGAAGTGGAGGAGGGACAAGTCAGTTCCATCAGTAGCCCTCAAGGACAACGTACATGGTGGCAAACTGAATGCTCAGTTCGTGGAGTTCCTCATGGGATATCCTACGAATTGGACAAAGATAGAGCCAATCGAATAAAGGCACTTGGTAATTCCATAGTGCCTCAGATTGCCTATCAATTATTTAAATCAATAGTAACCGTAACTAAGGAGGACGACAATGAGCAAGTCTATTGGTGTTAAAATATATGTAAAATTAGTTGAGGAGAATGAAAAAACATACCTCACATTTGGTACTGAAAAAGATGTTTCAGAATGGAAAGAAGAGTTCAGTAAATGGGAAGAAGAAGAAGACTTCTCTGTGGAAAATGACCGCATCGAAGAAATAGGTACAACGGATGACGTTGAAAAATTACTTACTAATATTAACCAATTAATAGAGGAGCACTATGAGGAGTAATGACCCACGATTCATACATTGCGAACAAGCAATGAATGATTGCCGTCACCAAGCACGAATGTCTAGAGTGAAAGGTGATGACAACAAGGCTATGTGGTATGAGACACAAGCCGACTACTACGAAGAAATGCTACTGCAAGGTAGAGAATACGAACCATTATTTTAAAGGAGATATAATGTTAAAAGATATTGACGGCTTTGACTACTCAGATGACAAGGACGATGATGATGATGACTCACGAGAGCGAGAGTATGCTCAAGAAGAAACAGTGAAGTTAATCACTAATCTAGAATCTGAGATTGTTAATAAACAAAATCTGTTTGTTGGTGCTATGACAACCCTCATGGATGCTTGTTACTTTCATGCACCACAAGATTCAAGTGCTACACATTTAATATTAACGGCACATCAGAAAGTGCTAGAAGCAAGAAAGAGAGTGAAAGATGACTGAACCAAATAACATAGATATCAATCAGTATATTGAATATGATGAGGGTAAGAATATGAGAATCTATTTTAAAAGAACTCAGTTTATTCAAGATGCTGAAGAGTACTTACGAAATGATAACCCTGATTATGAGATAGTGGGGATTGATGACTAAAGAACTCTTTGCTTTATACCTAACTTTTTCTACACCAACTGGTGTGGAAGAAAGGTTTGTCATGGGTCGAGAGAATTGTGACAACCTAGAACCGATCGTTGAACAAGAGTTTAAACGATTGAATATTAACCGAGATGAATTACAGCAATCTGGATACATGTGTATTGGTTGGAAGTTCCATCTTATAAGACAAAGGAATAATCATGATTGAACCAGTGATCATAACCTTTTGGATTGAAGTTAACTCTCGGTTATACGAGAAGACTATACCAAAAGTATACAATGAGTGTGAACCTATCGTCTCTCAAATCTATGAGCAGTACGAAAAGTCTAACGGCAAAATCGTTGCAGTAAAGTGTGACACATATCAACAATACAAAGAGAAAAGGAGTTACTTCAATGGCAAAAGGTAATGGAACAGCAATAAACGATGACGAGATTCTTTCTGATGTAGAGATAGTCTATGCATTAGCTAAGATAAAACACTTCAAAGATATAGTACAAACAGTATCAATTAAAAGATATTCTCAAGAAGAATATGTTGATGTTGTCGAAGCTATCTTTGAGGATATATTTAACCCACGAACTGACAAGGAGAAACAATAATGGGAGATAAACAAATTAAAGTACAAGATATTATTGAGTTATTGGAAGAGCCTATAGACTTAATTAAAACAATGACTACTGACCCAACAGAAATAGAGAGTATTATAAATGTTGCTTTATATGAGTATCTCTATCCACCAAAGAAATCGATAAGGGATAGGATAATGACAACTGTTGACGATCGTCCGTGTGATACTGAAGCACCAGATAATGTGGTGAGGGTTAACTTCAAATGACTAGCTGCAAAAGAGTGGGGTGTGATAATGAGATCACATCCTCACGGAATGTGTATTGTTCGATATCTTGTAGTGCTATAGTTAATAACACTAAATTTCCTAAACGGATCAAGAAAGATCCAGGTGTTTTCCGTTGCAATTATTGTAACAAAGAACAACCAAGACGGAACAATACAATGAATAAGTATTGTGATAATGTCTGCCAACAGAACCATCGCAAACAGATTCGCAATGAAAAAATAGAACGAGATGAACACATGGGTAAGTCTATTGGTAAGAAGAGACTGATCATTGCTTATCTCAAGGATACTAACCAATGGTATTGTCACCAATGTAAGATAGGCGAAGAAGATGCGCCGATGGAGTTTCATCATATCGATGGGAATCGCTATCACAATCGTCTGTCAAACTCGATGGTGCTCTGCCGCAATTGTCATGGGAGGACACATAACTTCAAAGGTAGAAACAAAGGGTGTGGCCACTATATATAGTTATATATAGTTAATTAGAGATATATATAGTTAACTAGAGATATATATAGTTAATTAGAGACATATATAGTTATAAAGAGATATATATAGCTATATACTGACATATATAGAACTAGCATTAGACTAACACTAGACTACTATTAGACTATATATAGTCCCCCTCTGTATATGGGGATAGGCTATCATTGATTTCGAAATCTGACAACCCCTTGACAAAAATAAATAGAGGATGTATTTATAGGGCAAGACCCGCAAAAATATAAGGAGACGACATATGACAATAAACAATGACCCAAAAAGGTTTATACGACACACACCTTGTGAAGAGTGTGGATCATCCGATGCCAATGCTTTGTATGCTGACGGCAGTCGCTATTGTTTCTCGTGCCGAACCTACACTGAACCTCCCAAGGACAAGACCCGACTTGAGGAACTGCTCGGAGATGACACAAAAATTCAAGGCTCGGCGCCAAAGATTATACCACTCGGTATTAGTAAACCTATTACTGAAAGAAAGATAAGTCGTGAGACTTGTGAGTTCTTTGGTGTGACTACAACTAATAGTGATAAACCAGAAGTATATAAACACCACTACCCATACTATGATGATGAGGGTAATCACGTAGCTACTAAGGTCAGAAGAGTAGTTGATAAGTCATTCAGTGTAGAGGGTAAGACTGGTAAAGCTTTATTGTTCGGTCAACAACTATTTAGTTCTAACAATTCTAAAATTATAACTATCTGTGAGGGTGAGATAGATGCTTTGTCGGTCTATGAAATGATGCTACCTAAATCTTACCCAGTTGTTAGTGTTAGAACTGGAGCAGCTGGAGCCATTACCGATTGTAAGAAACAGTATGAATATATAAATAGTTTTGAAAAGATATACTTATGTTTTGATAATGACGAACCAGGTCGTGAGGCTAGTAAAAAGGTAGCCGAACTATTTCCACCAAAGAAAGTACACATAGTAAATTTAGGTTTAAAAGATCCAAATGATTATCTAGTGCAGAATAAGAAGCATGATTTCATGACTAGATTCTATGCTGCGCAAACATATACACCAGAGGGTATTATACTTGGTGAGAATACTTGGGATCTTATAGCTAATGAAAAGGTAATAGAATCAATACCTTATCCGTGGGAGGGTATGAATACTATGACTTATGGTATGAGACTTGGTGAGTTATGTACGTATACTGCGGGGTCAGGTATAGGTAAGTCTAGTGTAATGAGAGAACTAGCTTATCATATAATAAAGAACAGTAATCATTCAGTTGGTTGTTTGTTTCTAGAAGAATCTATTGAACGAACAACCAAAGGTATTATGTCTGTACATGCCAACAAACCACTGCACCTACCATTTTGTGAATCAACTATGGAAGAGAAACGTGCAGCATGGGAGGCTACCCTTGGTACAAACAAAGTAAGAATGTGGGACCACTTTGGTTCTACTGATATCGATAATATTATATCTAAAGTACAATACCTAGCTAGTGGATTAGATTGTAAGTTTATTATACTCGATCACTTAACTATGATTGTATCGGCAATGACTGGTGACAATGAGAGAAGAGCCATCGATAGTATAATGACAAGGCTCAGAACTCTAGTCCAAGAACAGAACATACATCTGATGTTGGTATCTCATTTAAGTAGGCGAGCTAGTTCAGATAGTGGACACGAAGAAGGTGCGATAGTTAGTCTGTCACAGCTCAGAGGTTCACACGGTATTGCACAACTCTCTGACTTTTGTTTCTCGTTGGAAAGAAACGGACAAGCAGAAGATATGGAGAAGAGAAACCAAACTACAGTTCGTATATTGAAGAACAGATTTAGTGGAGAGACTGGTCCATGTTGTTGGTTACAATGGCATAAAGATACTGGTCGCTTGACTGAAATACCTAATCCAAAATCTAAAGACAACGATGACTTCAAGGAGGTGAATGATGGATTCAAAGTTTGATACAGTAGTTCTTGATATAGAGACTGATAGTTTAGAAGCAACCAAGATACACTGTATATGTATCCAGGACTATGCAACTGGAGAACAACGAGACTTTATACAAGAACAAGGATGCCAAGAGTTCAAAGAGTTTCACAATCAAGATCGTAAGTACATCATGCATAATGGTGTAAGCTTTGATGGTCCAGTATTGGAGAGACTGTTAGATATAACAATACCTTTGGAAAATATTATTGATACACTTCTAATATCTCAGATGGTTAATGCACACATAGAGGGTGGTCACAGTTTAAAATCTTGGGGTAAGAAACTAACACGAGGTGGTAAGCTAGAGTTCAAAGACTTCGAGGAATATTCAGAAGAGATGTTGAAGTATTGTCAACAAGATGTACATGTCACACGTAAACTAATGCAACACTTAGCGCCGAAGATAACACGTTTCAGTACAGAGAGTGTACGTATGGAACATAGGGTAAGAAGAATCATAGATCAACAAGAGAAGAATGGATTCTATCTTGATGTTAATAGAGCACATGATTTATTAGAAGAGTTAAAGACTAAGTCAGAGGATCTAAAGAAAGACTTACAAACTATATTCCCAACAATATATACACCACGATTTCATAAGACGACTGGCGCACCATTGAAAGATCATGTCGATGAGTTTAATCCTAGTTCAAGAAAGCAGATAGCAGAACGACTACAAAAGAAATACAATTGGGTACCAAAGAAAACTACACCAACTGGACTACCAGTAATTGATGAGGCAGTTCTAAAAGAAATAGAGTATCCAGAAGCTAAGATGATTGCAGAATATCTTTTGTATGAGAAACGTGTATCACAAATACAATCATGGTTAAAGAATGTAAGAGATGATAGTAGAGTACACGGCAGAGTTATAACACTTGGTTGTGTAACATCTCGGATGAGTCACTACGGTCCTAATATGGCACAAGTTCCAGCAAGTTATTCACCATACGGTGAGCAATGCAGATCACTATGGACTATACAAGATCCAAGTAAGTATTGTTTAGTTGGATCAGATGCTAGTGGTTTGGAGTTACGATGCTTCGCACATTACTTACAGAACCCAAAGTTTACAGAACAAGTAGTAGACGGGGACATACATACCTACAATCAAAACATAATAGGATTAAAAGATAGACCAACGGCCAAGACTTGGGTGTATGCATTCATCTATGGAGCTGGAGATGCAAAGCTAGGTCAAATAGTTGGAGGTAACTCAGAGGCTGGATTAGAAAGTCGTAAACGATTTATAAATAAAGTTAAAGGTATGAAAACTTTAACAAGTAACTTAGTTAATTTATTACAAAGACGTAAGCGCAAGTATGGTGAGTACCAATTGGTTGCGCTTGATAAAAGGATTCTACTTGCACGATCCATCCACTCTAGTTTGAATACACTTATTCAAGGAGCGGGTGCAATTATATGTAAGCAATGGCTACTCAATATAATTGATGAGGTCGACAAGCAGAACTTGGATGCTAAGCCAGTGGCTAACGTCCATGATGAGGTGCAGTTTGAAGTCCGTAAGGAACAAGCTGTAGATTTTGGTAACATTACAAAGGAGGCAATGAAACGTGTAGAGAAACAATTTGACTTACGATGTCCACTAGATAGTGAGTATTCAATCGGCACGACTTGGAAAGAAACCCACTAACTGTTGACACCATTGATAGTATGGTATACTGTCGAGGTGTTTCTTTATTGAGACACTAACTTTTAATAACTTTTATAAACTTTTAATTTAAGGAGATAAATATGCCAGTAATTACAGGCACTGCTTATTGGGCGAAAGTCCACCAACCACACTTTGATCAGTATAATGAACAAGGTATTTTTTCCATTGATGTAACAGTGGATGCAAAGACTAAGAAACAATTACAAGACTTGGGTCTTGGTCCTCGTATTAAAAACAAAGGTGACGAGAGAAATGATTTCGTTACTATTAAAAGAAAGTACACTCGTAAGGATGGTACAAAGAACTCTGCACCTCGTGTTGTAGATTCCAAGAAGACACCGATTAGTCCTGATGTTTTAATTGGTAATGGTTCAAAAGTTAATGTGGCTTTTGATACATACGATTATAACGTCGGTGGTAATCAAGGTGTTGGCTCATCTTTAAAAGCTGTACAAGTAACTAAACTAGTTGAGTACAGTCCTTCTGAAAACTTAGATGAGTTCGGTGAAGAGTCTGGATACCAGGCTCCAACTAACGGAAAAGCAGACGGATTGGAAGACGATAAACTTCCGTTCTAATGTCAGATAAGAAGAGCATAGATACTCTTGTAAAAGATATTTACAAATTATTTGACGAGGGCAACAAGAATATACCCACAACAGATAACCTAAATGAATTTGCAGAGAGTATTAAAGATGCTGTTCTTACTTATCTAACAGAAAAACAATCTGGTAGCCGAGGTATTCGTATGTCGAGCCTCGGCAAACCAGATCGTCAATTATGGTATGAGCTATACAAACCAGAACTAAGAGAACATATGCCAGCTCATGCTCGAATAAAGTTTTTATATGGGCATATGTTAGAAGCACTTCTCTTATTACTAGCTAAAACGGCAGGACATTCTGTCACAGATGAACAGAAAACATTAGACCTTGATGGAGTTGTAGGTCATCAAGATGCAGTAATAGATGGAGTTGTTATTGATGTTAAGTCGGCATCACAGTTTGGATTCAGAAAGTTTAGAGAGAATGATCTTACTCCAGAGACAGATGCCTTTGGATATCTACATCAGATCGCCGCATACTCTCAAGCAAATAAGAATGATGAGGTAGGTTTTCTTGCTATCGATAAACAAAGTGGAGCACTTGCATTATGTCGCCCACACAAATCAGATATACCTAATGCACGAGAAAGAATTAAACACTTACGAAAAGTATTAAAGGATAAGAATAAACCACCACCAAGATGTTACGATGAAGAACCAGATGGGACATCAGGCAATATGAAGCTAAGTGTGGGTTGTTCTTACTGCGCATACAAAGTTGATTGTTGGTCTGATGCTAATGATGGAATAGGATTAAGAAAGTTTATCTATAGTAAAGGACCACGATGGTTAACCAAAGTGGTTAGTGAACCTAATGTTTCAGAAGATATTCCATGAGTGTATTAAGAAAAGAAAAAGGATTTTATAGATCCATCTTTGAAGCTACAGTCTGCGCTAAG